TTTCATCAGGGATGCTCGTTTTTTTGCAACGCAGTTAATGCTTGTCCAATTTGCTGTAGATTCTGTTATGCTTGACGCTTCGTCAACTACATAAGTTGTTGCACCACTACTGAGTGAAGGAATTGCAAGCGTATCGCTTGTCATCGGGAAAGTTCTTGCAACTTTTTGCACCAATCCATGAGTACCAAAGACAGCAAGGATTGCATCTGAAAGCGGGTCGGGAACTAGATTTCCGCCAGCGGCCGCAACGCCTTCGGTTTGTCCTTTGAGTCCTGATGGAGCATTGTTGTTCCACCATTTGATTGAACTTGGTTGCTTGAGAAGTTTTGCACCAATCCATTGTGCTGAAAGATATTGGTCTTCTGCACTTGCGAATTGTTTTGCGTGTTTTCTGTTGCTTGTCATTTTGATTCCTGTTGTGCGAGGAAGTGCAAGTGATTTTCGCTTTGCGAGTTCATCACGAACAGAGCGTGAAACCATTGCTTGAACGGCTTCTTCGTCAGCCATGATTTCTGCGGCTTCTTCAGTTGCTTCTTCGACTTCATCCATCATTGGCATTCCTGCGTGAAGTGATACTTCAGCAGGGTCGCCATCTTCAAAGATTGCTTCGAGTGGGAGTGCGTTTCCGTCTGCGTCCAAAAGTGTTGCATCGCCAAGCCATGCTTCGACTGCTTTCAAGTTTCCTTGACCTTTGAACGGTGCTTCAACGCCCAATTGTTCGCATTGAGTTGCACTCAAGTTGCGAATCTGTTTGAGTAGTTGTTTTTTGTTCATTGTTTTATGTTCCAAAAAGAGTTCCGTTTACAAATTGCCTTGCTTTCGTCTTCGCATCCAACCCGCATTCGCTTTGGCTCGCTTCAAACTATGCGACAAAACTTACCTAAATAATACAAAACCGAGTCAATAGACACGACCTTGCATCTTTTCAATTTCCAATCTGGTCATTTTTGCAGGGTCAATTGACCGCAATCGCAATGAATGCTGTGGATTCAAACGAACACTTCGCTTCACTCCACCATCGATTTCAAGACGGCACGCCTTGACTGCACGACTATCAATCGAACCATCCTTCTTCAAGAATCCTCGACTTGCGGCTACAACCAAAGCGTCTTCATTCATCGGCAATGGTGCAAGTGAGTATTCAAGCAAGCGTGATTTGCTGACAACACGCTTCAATTCGTTGCCTGTTGATTTGAATTGCTTCACATCTTTTGCAGTTGGCTGTCTTGTTTCAATGTATGAAAAGCCAATGGATACGCCACGACACAATCCTGCGGCTACCAATGACAACACAGCATCAGGTCGCCATTCACCTGTGTGACCTTCTGGTCGTTCAGGGAAGTATGTGGAAGCGACAACGCCACTGTCAGTGAGTTCAAGCCATTGGCAAGTTGCAACAGGGTCGGCATAGTCATGATTCCAAAACACTGTGCCTGTTGATTTGAATCGGTTGGTTTGAATGCCACTCGGAAGGACGACTTCGCCTTCTTCATCAACGGTTGATGTTGTAATGTATGCCACGCAAGTTCGTGCGGGAATATCCGCACTCAAGTTTGCTGTGTAATCTTTTAGGTCGATTCTGTCTTTGTCCATTTTAATTGCCTCTGATTCTGTTGATTTCTGATTGTGCTTGCTCTGCTGTGAGTTGTCCGCTTTGATATTGTTGTTCAATAATTTGCAACGCTTCACGAACAGCGTTTGGCTGTTGTTCACGAATGTACTCTCTCTCAAGTTCAGTTTCATCGCCAAGCACTTCAATCGTTCCGCATCTGCAATTCGGATGAAGTGGTGCTGTCATCATATCTCGCCAAACTTTAATTTTCCCAACAACCTGACCTGACTTCGCAAACGGTTCGTCAAGTGGAATTGGACTTGGACGAATGATTGAAAGTTCTTTGCAAGATTCACATGCACCTGCCGAAAGTTGCCATTGCTTATATTGAACAACGCCAGATTCCTTCCATGCTTGCAACTTACCTTCTTCATGAATCATTGCGAGTTCTGTTCTTGCAATCATTTCGGCTCTTGCACGAATTGGCATGATGCCTGTGTTTGGTTCGGTCAATAACAAGTCACGCACGCTTCGTGCAATCTCGTCTGTTCCAAGACCATTGCGAACACCTGTTTCAATCTTGCGGTCAAGTTCCCTTTGCGTTCCTGTTGCAAGTGTGGTGGTCAATTGTGCTGTGTAGTCTTCAAGAGCGTTGACAATGTTTGGACTGAGGAAGTTGAAGTCAAGTTCCATGTCTGGCACTAGCCGATTCAATTCCTGTTGACCTGAATTGCCCATGACTTCTTTGACAAACTCGGAAGCCGCATCCGCCAATTCAGATTCCGAACGACTGTCAAACAATGCTTGACTTGACATGCCTGTGTCAAGAAAGTTGTTGATTTGTCTTCTGAATATCCGTTCAAGCGAATCAGTGAAAGTGTCGGTTGCAGGTTTGTTCTGCTTTTCAGTTTCCTTCCATGCTTCGTTGCCATCATCAATTGGCGCACGCTTCGCACCAATCAAAGAACGATGACCTTCAAACAACGACTTCTGACATGACACGAGTTTGCTATTGCAGCCGCAATCGTCATGACTTTTCGCTTCTGTCTGATTCTCTTGTTTGCCACACATTGAATATGCAATCGCAACCGCTTGGCTTCTTTCATATCCTTCTGCAAGTAGCGTGCGAATCTTTGATGAAACGCAATCATTTGCTTTGTCAATCGAATAGGTTGAAGGATGTGATTCGCCACGCATACACCAACCGTCAGGATGGTCTTCGTCTGGTGGCATCCAATGCGAACCTTCAGGACAATCGCCTTCCGCTTTGACATCGGTTGGCTCAGTTGCAAACGCACCGAATGGCATTTGTTGTGGCTGTGGATTGCGTGCTTGCTCGACCGCAACATCAATCGGAACTGTTCCTGCGGGAACAAGCAATTCATCGCCACCCTCAACAGGTTCAAGTCCTCTATCAGAACGGATTTCATTGCGTGTTCTAATTCCTGCGGATGCGTCAATTGAATCAATGCTTGCTTGTGCTTGTCTGTCTTGCGTCACAGGGTCGTCATAGCACAAGAACAGGTTGGAAGCGTATTCGCCAAACATCGGAAGCAAGTTCCTATTCAAGAACTGTTCATCGAGTTTGAGATATGGAACAATGGTGTCACGCAACCAACCCATGTTGCCTTCACGAGCGTTTGCAAGATTCGGGTCATTGGCTTTCAACTTTGAAACAGGAACGCCACTGATTGCGGCTATGACTTCAATCTTCCTTGCTTCACCTGTATTGAATGCCAAATCCTGTGGGCTGAAACTCATTGGAACGCCTGATGTACCACCCTCGAAAATATAGGGCTTGCTTCTGTTATTGCTTCCACCAAGTTGTCGTTCAATCTGTTGCATCAAGCGTTGATACTGTGCATCGGTCAAATGCTCGTTGACCATGACCGCCCAATCTGGTCGTGCCTGATTGTCAAGCACATTCTGTTCATAGTCGTCCATTGATTCAAGAAGGTCAGCCGCACCAAGAGCCGCAGACACCCAACCTCGACCATAGAAAGGGTCGGATGGATTCGGTTGCTTTTCATGCAACACTTCATCTCGCCTAAACTCGGTAACATTAGGATGGCGACCATATGCATATCCTTCAACCAAATCCAATTCGCCATCAGGGATGATTGTCACCAAATCGCTCTGCATGTTCCAAAGTTCAACAGGAACGCCAAGCGTTTCACTAATGATTGGATGCAGATATGCGTTGCCTGTCAATTGCAGATTTAATATGCGTTGAATGGTTAGCGTGTAGCCGTCCATCTCAGGTGATGGACTGTCAAGCAGTTCAAGAATCGGATGGTCAAAGACCTCGACCACTTCGCCTTGCATTGCCTTGCGTTGGACGAATGTTGATGGCTTGCTTTCAAGTTTGCCTTGAAGAAATGCTTGCTTTTGCGATGAAACCTTCTCGGTTGGCAACAACGACTTCGCACCTGTCTTTGGTTGCTTCGCATACAACTTCAAGGTCTGTGCGGCTACGCCACGAGCGTTGACCATGCAAGCCGCATATATCCAACCATCAAAGCGTTCCATCAAAGATGAGAAAGCACGACTGCGTTGTGCAGACATGCTTGGTGTTTGCCATGCAGGGATGCTTCCTTGCATGTATCCAAGACGGTCGGTTGCCTTTGTCTTTGTTTCTTCTTCCTTGTTTCCTTTGTTCAGGAACTTGTCAAGCATGTTTCAAATCTCCGTCCACAACCTTTCGTCAAAGGTCGGGTCATAATTTCTTGCAACCTCTGCATCCAAAGCACGAATGGAAGGTGCTTTGCGAATGCCGTCTGTGTATACCACAGCATACCGAAGTGCATCAAGTGCGTGGTCGTGTTCTTTCTTTGGTTGGTCTTTCATTGAGCCATCTTGCTTGCTCATCCATTCATATGAACCAAACTCCCGAAGCAAGTTTGAACAGCGTTGATGAACTCGAAGTCTTGGTTTGCCTGATGGGTCATTCGCCAATCTTGCTGAAACTGTTTGGATTCCACTGAACACAGCATTGTCAGCAGGAACAGCGTCAAGTCCATAATGACGCATAGCCGCACGAAGTTTGGCGGCTGAAGGGTCAATGACAAAGCATTCAATTGGATGCAGTCCACGCAACCGCTTGGCTTCTGCAATCACCTGTTCTTCCAACTTGTGTCGTTCATACCACTCATCAATGACATACATTGTGTCATCCTTGATGCCAATCAACAACAGGACAGCAGGATTGTTGTATCCCTCGTCCATTCCAACCAACATGCGGTCAAACGAATCTGGCACTTCATCAACAACGAACTTTGCTTCATCCCATTGGTCATACACCAATCCATCTGAACCGCACCAGATGCCTTCGACATATCGCTTGCGTGCAACGCCTGTCATGGTTTCCAAGTCTTCAACATAGTCTTTTGGCAAGAACCAATTGTCTCGACTTGTCGTTGTTATGGCTTC